TCAGGCTGCCAGGCTCTCTGGCATTTCGACCTCTACGTTGTCTTCGCTGGCGAGCTTCTTGGCGTCGTCGTAAGCCTTCCGGTTACCTTCAAAAACTGAATCGCCAAGTTCTGTGAGCGCTTCTTCGATGAACTTCATCATCGGGATAAAGTGTTTCTCGGCAATGCTCGGATCCCGCTGGCGAATCTTCTCGAACACGAAACGGAAACCCTTGCACTTGAAACCAGTAACTTCCGTTCCCGCAGCATTGGTGTAGAGCGTAAGAAAACCGTCAATGCGCTCCGCAATGGCAAAGGCATCTTCACGCTGGTACTCAACACAGTCCATGGCCGGATAATATGCCGCTTTTGCCTTGAAGGTGTCCGCCAGGGACACATTAAAGGTTTCCTGCAGTATTTGGTTGAGCTGTTCCATCACCAGAGCCTCTCTTCGTATCTTTCTGTGTGGCCTTTCGGTAGGTCCTCTTCGTCTGCTCTTACCCAATCCCAGCTCAGGATCGTTCCATCAGTGTAGCTGGGGTCTGAGAATTTCACATAGACAGCGAGGACTACCGCCTTAGGCGTTTCCATCCGTTTGGCTGGGCAGACCATGTTAACTTCGTATTTGTAGTAATAACGTGGCTTTATCACATAAACGAAAACATGGCCGTCGAGACCTTCGTCTTTAAAAGGTCTTTTGATGCCTTTGAACACAGCGTGGGCATGCTTTATCCCGCCCCAGTTATCCGGGAATATGTCGTCCGACTCATGGGCACCGATGTTGTTCACCGGCGGAAGCGCCCCAGCGATGTTATAGATCATCTCGAACAACTTAGCTGTGCGCCTATGACCTGCGAATATCGCAACGGTTCCCTGGTCGATGTTCAGCGTGCAAAGCGTCTTCCGCTGATAGGGTGCGGGAGCCGGGATGTCCGTCAGTAGGTCGTGATAGTCCATTAAGAGCCGGGCGGTATGGTATTTTCTGGTTGTTTGATAATCAACATTGGCTGCACACTTTATACGGTAACTACATATTTTGCCAATTTTGTTATGTAACGCAGATTAGCTGCTTTTTAGCGTGCTTTTCAGATTCAGCCCAGCCTCAACCCGCACCCACTCCCGCTGGTGCCCCTTCTGATAATGCTCCGTCATCTTCTCATCAGCGTGAGCCATGAGCGGCTGGATGTAGGTTTCGTTGTCGTAGCCGGCCTGTTTGTAGAGCCAAGAGCCAAGGGCCCGGATTTCGTGGAAGGTGGGGCGCTGTTCCCGGGGCAGGTGGTCGCAGGCGCCGGACTCGTCGCGGTATTTGCGGAACTGCTCGGTGAAGTGGTTGGGGGTGAGCTGGGTCCAGTGCTCCCTGGCTTCGGCGTCTTTTTTCCGCTTGGGGAAGCGGTGAACGATGTAGGGGCTGGGTACGCCGGATAGGCGGGAGCGGCGGACGATGTCTTTCAGCTCCGGGCAGTGTATCTCAAGGTGTGAGTGCTCGTGTTTGCTGATTTTCTGGCGCACCACGCGGATGGTCTGATCCTTGTAGTCTTCAAAGCGCATATTGATCACTTCCGACCGGCCCTGCAGGGTGACCAGTGCGATCTCCATGGCGATTTGCAGCCAGGCCGGGGCAGCCTCGTGGATCTTGCGGAACTGATCCAGGGTCAGGCGCTGCCGGGCCTTGCCGTAGTCGGTTCGGGCATAGGTCGTCTCAGCCGGGTTACCCCATTCTGCCGGGTACAGGCCCTTGGTGATGGCAAATCGGAACAGCTCGATCAGCGTGGAGCGGTGCTTCACGTAGGAATCGCGGGTGAAGTTGTCGTCCAGGTACTCGGCTATGGTCTGCACGTCCACCTGGTCAATCTGCTTTTTGCCCAGGTCTCGGCCAATCCGGCCCAGCCGGTAGTTGGTGTTCTGCAGGGTGCTATCGGCCAGCTCCTCACCCGGCAAGTACTCTTCCTTGAAGCGTTTTATCAGGTGGTTGATGTCCTGATTCGCGGTGCCCATCACCTGGCCGACCAGATCGGTGTCCTTCAGCAGGATGCCGTTCAGCTGGCGCGCGGCTGCGCAGGCTTCGGATTTGTCCGCGCCCATGCCGTGGTACACGCCGGTTTCCGGGTGGCGGTACTTGTAATAGGTCACGCCGTTGACCTTGCTGGCGTAGAGGTTCGCCGGCAGATCCCGGTTTTTACTCAGGCGCTTTCTCGGTGCCATCAGCTTGCCTCAAGTACGCGGTCCACCAGGCGGTTGCCGGTGCGCTGCTTTTCCTTCTCTGGATCCACGAACCAGAGCCCTCCGATTTTCTTAGCCCCCATGATATGGCCTTCCCGGGCCCACTTGTAGCAGACGCTCTTGGAGGGGCGGGGCTCGGCGAACGTTTTCTCTCGCCAGATTTCCAGGGGGATCAGTTGTGCCATGGGTTCAGCCCTCCTGTTGGTGCAGCTGTGGCGCTGCGCTCAGCATTCGGTGGTACCTATCGACCAGCGTTCCATTGTGGTAACCGTCGTGCCAGTGCCGTAGCTCTCCCAGCATCTTTCCAGTGGGCTTAACTGGCACCAGCTTCCAGCCTTTTGGGGCTCTGCATTCGTCGTAGTCAGTTTGGTCCCAACACTTCACGCAGTAGAGCGCAGTGCCGTCATCGACTGGCCCGCATTCGCTACACCGCTGGCTGCTGGCAGTGGATAAGTCGTCCTCTTTTACGTACTCACCGGTCGGGCTCTCCACCATGCACGGTTCTGACGTTCGCTCCTCCATATAGGCAATTTCTCGCCTGCCCAGGGTGTAACGCTTTATCTCTTCCGGCACCGTGCAGCCTTTAGGGGCGCCGTGGATGTCGCCAAATACCAGTGGACGTACATTCTCGCCGTCCGCAATCAACTGGTCCGCAAAAGCCTTGTCAACCGTCACATGCCTGCCATTGAACACCCAAGACCAAGCCACCGGCTGCACATCCCCGCCCTGGGATCGGGCGGCTTGCCAGGCCATCCATTGGCCGTGATAGATCTCTACCTCATCGAATCCCGCCGTCCCAGGCAGCGCGTCGTATTGCTCGCTGAGCTCGTTCCAGTAAATCCCATCCGGTACTGAGAATTTCCGCTCGAACAGTTTCCGCTCAATATCGTTACTCATGACTGGCCTCACTGGTACAGCTGTATCGGGTTTGCCAGGCTGGCCATGCTGTACATCAGCCCGCACTGGCTGCAGCACGTCTCGATCTGGAGCGTAGACTGCGGATCCGCCGGAGCTAAGGCGCCGGGGTAGAGCTCCAGATAGTTGCCATCGGTAAAAATGACCCGCACCATTTTCATGCCGCCGCACTGGCTGCAGTTGTCGGACTGTTGCATCACTGTTCCTCCGATGAATGGGGTTGTGGCTGGACGATTTCTTCCTTCAGCGCGCGGAAGTCGCCGACGTTGTACCGGATAATTGCGTGGAAGTTCTTCGGGGTCGCTGTTTTGTCCCAGACGCCTATGCTTACCGCGTCATCATCAGGCAGGTTACGGGTATCGGCTGCGGTACATAGGGCGTCCACCGTGGCGTCCCAGTAGTTGGGAAGCATCTTTGCCGCTTCAGCCTTTTTGCGCAGGTCCGCAATATGGTTGACCAGTTCGGATTGCATCAGCTTGCCCTCCCGGTCACCGGCAGCTGCGCGGATATCGGCCAGAAGGTGCAGCAGGCCTATTGGGTCCGATCTTTCAGCCGGATCGTCCTCTGGCAGCGGTGTGCATTTGGGGCACCTGTGCTTTTCCAGGCTTTTCCATAGCATCGGGTTGCCGCAGTCCGGGCAGTCGATGGCGTTCAGTGAATCAGTCATTGAGGATCTCCTGTTTATCGACTGGCTCTGGCCGCCCCTGCAGGCAGAAAAAATCTTGCCCCATGTCGAACGGGCACTGGCAGTCGGGGTAGTTGCAGGCTGCCTGCTGAGGGGCGTGATGCGGGTTCGCGAACAGTGGCGTGCGGCTGCTGCTTTCGCGACCAAGCGGTGCGGTCAGCCACCACTTGCTGCCGTTAGTGAGCGGGTAGGGCTGGTAAAACCGGACCTCGGCGCCGTTGGTGATCAAAGGGTTTTTGTCGAGATGCAGGAAACCCCAGCCCAGGCGGGTCTTGCCGTGGATGAACAGGGTCCAGGTCTCCGGATCCGTCGCGGCAATGCGGTGGAAGTCATTGGCACGGATGCGGTTGAAGCTGCCCGGGCGAATGGCTCGCAGGCGGTAAGCCCAACCCTGAAGGATGCACATGCCGGTTACGCGCTCCTCCATGTACCCGCCGGCCAGGCAGATGGCCAGGCTGTTCCATGGATGGTTGTGGACTTCCTCATCACCATCAGCGCCAACAAATCGATGCAAGTAAGCGGTGAGCCCGAACCACTGGAACAGGAAGTACCGTTCCAGGTAGGGGCTGCCGTCCCGGGTGATGATCCTGCAGGGCAGGCGGCTGCTGAATCGGTACAGCAGCTTTCGGATCAGGTGCTTCATGCGGTTTTCCTTTTCCTTGGCCGGGCAATCTGGTCGGCGGCTCGTCTGGCCTCGATCCCGCGTTGGGTTATGGTCCACTTATGGTCGGCTCCTTTCTCGCCATACGCTATCAGGCCGGCCTGTTCGCAAGCCTTGATGGCTCTCCACACCCGGGCTTCGCTCCAGCTGCTTTTCGGTAGCTTGTCCGGATGGGTGTGAACGCTGTGGTAGACGTGGTGCAGGCCATAGAAATCCTTTGGCCTGTCGACGCCGAAATGATTGGTGAACAGCTGCAACAGCACATACATGTCGGTGGAGAGCACCGGCTGGTCATTAAACAGATTGGTCTGGTCGGTGGCCTGGTTCATGGCATTCTCCTGTTTCCTGGCCCTTCGGGCGCTGATGAGTCTGAGCAGCCAGCGGACCCGGCGGATCTCTGGCCAGATGATTTGGCGCAGCTTGTGGCAGCGGCGCAGGCAGATGCCTGGCAGGGCTTTGCCCCGGTTGGCTTCGCCGACCTGTTCCCGGGCGATCCGGTAGGCGTCCATCAGCAGGTTCAGCCGCGTGGTGATCATTGGACCGCTCCCGGTGCGGCTGGCTGTTCCGGTGCCGGCTGTTGACGGCAGGCGTTGTCCTCGGCGATCTGGTCTTCCCGCAGGGCTTCCTCGAAAGCCTGGCGGTCGGTGACTCGTTCAGTGTTCATGGGATGGCCCTCCAGGGTCTGGCCAGCCATTGAGCCTGTGGATTGCCAGGCAGACGGGCTGGCCGCTGTCTGATGGCTTCCAGGGGCAGGACACGGATGGTTCCGTCTGAGCGGGCGCTGCTGCACCGCCGGAACTGGCCACCGAGCTCTTCGTCCAGGCCCATATCTTCCAGTGCTGCCTTGACGGTGTTCGGCCCGCGCCGGATTTGCTCACAGGCAAACCGAAAGCTTTTGCCAGCGGCAGCCAGCTCTCGCAACGTATTCAGCTCCGAGTCGGTCAAAGTGATCATGCTGCTTGCTCCACGGCCTGAAGGATTTGGCGGACAGGTTCGGGGCAGACGGCATTGCCCAGCAGGTGCACGGCCAGGCGGTGGTTGTCTGGCAGCTGGTAGTCGGTGGGGAAGCTCATGGCATCGCGGCATTCGAACCGGCTGAGCATGCGCATGCGGTCGCCATCAACGACAGCCCAGCGGTCACGGGTGGTGATGGTGCCGATCGGGCGGTCTAGGCTGCGGCCGGTAAGGCCCGAGCCGCTGCCGTAGTAGGGCATGATGAACCGGTCACCGAACCTGCGACGACCAGCTTCTACCCGGGCAATGGTGGCCCTGCTCCGGCCTGTCTTGTTCACAGGGCTCCAGTTGCCGCTGGTAAAGTCGATGAACTTTCGGGCAGGTATGTGCTGGCCCCGGGGAATTTGAAGATGCAACGGGTGTTCCGATTGGGCCATGACGAGGAACAGTCGGACGCGATGTTGCGGTGCGCCGTAGTCCGCCGCGTCGATGATGTGCGGGGCTGTGCTGTATCCCAGTGTTTTCATCGCCAGCTCCCACGGGCGGTAGAGCTGCCAGTTGATGAATTCCGGCACGTTCTCGACAACGATGATCCGGGGCCGGTGGTATTCCGCAGCGGATACGACAGCCCAGGCGGTAGATCGACTGACATCGTGCTGGGCGTTGCCGTACTCCTTACCCCGGGCCTTGCTGTGCCCCTGACAGCAGGGGCTCGCCAGCATGATGTCGTGGCTGGGTACCTGCGACCAGTCGGCCTGGTGAAGGTCCTGGCACACATGCTGTGCGTCCGGGTGGTTGCGGCTGTGCCATTCCACGGCGTCTGGCCAGTGGTTGGCTGCCCAAACCACGTTGTGGCCAGCGAGGCGGGCGCCGGTAGAGAAGCCGCCGGCGCCGGCGAACAGGTCAATAACATCAGTCATGCTACGGTTCCTCTCTGGATGACGGCCTTGCACCAGCCCCCGCAGGGCCGCTGTGCTTCCGTATCTTCGTGGCAGACGAACAGGCCCGGGGTGCGCACGGCGGTGGTGAAGTCGCGGCGGGTGTGCAGGGCCTTGCTGGCGTCGGTGCCTTTACGGGCGGCGCAGCCCTGGCATGTGGTCGGGTTGGTGGCGGCAATCGCCTGGATTTCGTCCTGGCTGATCTTCTGCAGGGGTCGGGTCTGGTAGCTCAGGCAGGTGACGCCGGCACCCGGGTCGGTTACCCAGCCGCCTGTGGGCCATTCACCGCCGTCTTTGCACTCGATCATCTGGTCGATCAGGGTGCAGTGCTGAAACCGCGCACACTGGAAGCAGAGCATGGTGATGGTCTCTTCCCAGTCGGCGGAATCCGGGCGGTAGGGCTGGCGTTCCTCGGGACCGGCTTTCATTACTGCTGCCTCTCGTGCGCGTCACCCCACACATGGATTACCCGGATGATCTGTTCTTCGGTCAGGTAGCGTTCCAAGTGGTGGCACGGCCCGACATGGGTCAGCAGTGCCAACATGGCCTGACTGTTATCGATGTCCAAGCTGGAAACCACGTCCCGCATGTTCGCGGCAAAGCGGTTGTTCCACAGGGACAGCAGAAGAGAAGAGGCCGCGCGACCGCCGCCGGTGTCTGTGATGGCGAGGCTATACAGTTTGTCGGCGGCTGCCTGCGGGTCGCTCAGGTAACGCTGCCGGGCCTGCTCTTCCTTCTGCCGTTGCCTGGCTTCCCATTCTTCTTCTGTGCAGCGGATGGTGACGTTGCCGTTATAGATCGGGTCCTGAATCTGTTCCATGCCAGTGGTTCCTTCTCTTATGTGGGGGGTGCTGTTTACGCCGAAACTGGCTGGTATTCGGCCATGCGCTCAACCAGTGCCAGGGTGGTCTGGCAGTCAGTCAGGGCGCGGTGGGCGTTGCCGGTGAGGCCGATGCCTTCAATGGCGGCGGCGCGTTCCAGTCCGATCCAGCGGTAGTTGCCTCGCCGGTCATCCCATTCGCCGTAGTACTTGGCGTAGGCCTTCATGGCGCAGTGAGCGTTGATGATCGGATACCACAGCCCGTGGAGCTCGCAGGTCTGGTTGACCAGCCGGGTGTCATAGGCGCTGTTGTAGATCACAACTGTGCGATCCTTGATGATCTGGCAGAACTGGCTGTATACATCGGCCCATGCCGGCGCGTCTTTCACCTGGTCATTGCTGATGCCGTGCACGGCTATGGCTTCATCGCCGATCCGGTTGACCGGGCGCACCAGGGTGTCCAGCAGGGTGTTGCCGTAGCAGTCGATGATGCTGATTTCGATGATCTCGGCGGTTTCATCCAGACCGGTGGTTTCGGTGTCCAGGATCAGCGCGTTGTCTTTGATCCAGAAGCGGGCCTGGTCGGCTGCAAGTTGTTTCGGGTCCATGGTTTTCTCCTCTGTCACATGCGCCAGGGCTCTCGGCGAAAGCCCTCCCGGATGTGCCCCCGCAGGGGCGGTGGATTTACGGGCTGAAGGTGCCCACGTAGGTTTTCACCGGGCTGTCTTCAAAGCCGGTGCGCAGCTTTTCCTCGAACTCCCGGGCCATTTCTTCCTGCTGGGTTTCCAGCCGGACGATGCGGGTGCTGATCTTCGGTTCCTCACCGGTGATAACGGCCAGGCGGACGCGGAAGACGCGCTCGTCCAGGCCCTGGTAAGGTTCACACTTGAAGGTCAGGAAGGCCGGTAGCTGGTCCTGGTTGCGGGCTTCGATCTCGGCCATGCTGCTGCGCTTGTTGCCGAAGGTGGTCTGTTCGCTGGTGGCTTCGGCGATGCTGCCGATGGTGATGCGGCGGATCGCAGCAACGGCCTGGGGCATGGATAGGACAACGCCGCCCGAGGTTTCCGCCTGCAGGTATTCAACGTGGTCTTCCATCCATTCGGCTAATTGCCGCTGGCTGAACTTACTCTCGTTGATCTTCAGCAGTTCTTTGAAGGCGCTGGTTTTGTTCAGCATGATCAGTGCCTGATGATCGCCGTGGCCCGGCGTATCCAGGTCACCCAGGTTGAAGAACGCCTGAGCGGCCATCTCCTCCGGGTTGACGAAGCAAGGGAAGTTTTCTGGCACATAGACTTCACTATTGATCAGCTCATCTACCGTAACCCTGGTGAACTCCACGAACTCACTGATCAGTGGGGTACACATGGAGCCACGAAAGCGGCGTCGCTCCTCCATGTACTTTTCCAAGTCATAGACCTTGACGCTTTCGGGCAGCGCGATCGTGGAGCCGTCAGTCTGGGCATTGAGCAGTTCCTGAAGAGTTTCGGCCTGCACCGCCCTGCGGTATTCCTGAAGTGATTCCTGGTCCATTACTTACTCCTCGTCTTTCTGGTGAATTGCCGGATCGCCGGTGCGGGTGAGCAGCTGGCCCTGGTCTTCCGGGAACACGGTGATGCGGCCGCCGCGGTTAACGTGCATCACGGATTCGGTGGTGTTCTCCTGGCTGTAGTTGCCGTTACGCTCGGGCACCTTGTAGGTCAGCGAGTGCTTGATCTGTATGCGGTGGCTGTTGCCCACGCGGCCCAGCTTGAACTTGAGGGTGACCTCGCCGTTCTTGTCGGTTTCGATCACGCCGGCGGCTACGTCGCTGAGGGCGTGGCTGACCTTTTCGGCGAACACACCGCCGTCCAGGTCGTTGATGAATTCGGGCAGGTCGGTGCCCCGTTGGTTGCTCATGGGTCAAAGCTCCGGTTGGTTTTGGATGATCCAGCTGATGTCGGTCAGGCACCGCCCAACCAGCCGTTGCAGGCCTCGGCGGGTCGGGTAGTACTGCTGGTGTTGCAGCAACTCGTGGCACAGGTGCAGGCCTTCCAGCGGGTCGCGGCTTGCGGCGCTGTGGATTTCTTCCCGCAGGTCGGCATCCGACAGTCGCATCAGCGGTGCCAGGGCGTGGGTGGTGGCGGTGCAGGCGCGGGCCATCAGTCCTGGCCCTCCTGCTCACCCCATGCGATCAGCACCGGCTCCATCAGCTGGTAGCTGACGATCTGCCGGAAGTTCACCTGGACGGCGATGATGAAATTCAGCACGTGCCGGCAGGCGTAGTTCAGTTCCCGGTCGAAAAAGCCCAGTTCATTCAGGTCCAGGGGGTACTGGCTGGGGCTCCATAGTCCGAGGAGGAAACCGGCGGCTCGCTTGGCGTCGCGGTCCTGCTCCAGTGCCCGGCTGAACAGTTCGCGCAGTGACCGGTTGACCACGGACGGAACGGTCCGCAGCTCCAGCCACCCCAGCCGCTCGTCTTTCGCGGCAAGCCCGCTGTAAAGGGAGCCGGGCAATGACTGCTCCGTTGCGGCGCCGGATGACGAACCAGGTGCTGATGATGGTGAGAGGTTGGGCATCGGGGTCATCGTGTTGCGTCCTTTCCAGGTTGGCGTTGCTGACCAGCCACACGGCGGCCAGGGCGAAGATGAGTAACGCGGCGGTCGTAACCATCGGGTAGGTCCTTCGGCTTCGGTGGTATGGGAATACTGCGCAGGCGCTTGCCGGTGGCCTCGGCCAGCTCCAGCAGGGCGCCCATGGTCATGTCGTCAGGTAGTTGCAGGGTGGTGGCCATGGTCGGCTCCTATGCCTTGGCGGTGATCAGGTTGTTGGCGGCGCGGTTGCCCCGCTCGATCAGGGCGCGGATCTGCCGGGGCTCGGTGACCTGACCGGTGATCTTCTGCACCCGGGCCAGTGCTTCTGGCTGCAGTACGGGTGGAAACAGGGCCACGTGTGCGTTGGTGGCATCCAGCAGGGCGCGCTTTTCGCCCTTCAGGCTGGCGTTCCAGATGGCCTGCCAGCTGGCAACCAGTTGCAGGCCGGTGGGGCGGCTGCCGCCTTGTGGGGGAATGGTGTTAGCCTTTGTCATTGGTGGCCCCTTTTTGCTTTTGGGTCTCTTCCAGGAAGCGCTCCATCACATCTGCACGAATATGGCTGTCAGCGTTTACCAGCGCCCGGGGCATGGCCTTCAGGATGCACTCCATAACCATTTCCTGAGCTTCCGGGTAGGTACAGTTTGCTGACGCCTGCAGAAGTCGGGCTGGCTGATCAATTGAGTCCCACTCAGAAGCAAGCTGAACAGACAGTGTGACGGTCATGCCCTCGCTGGTGACCGTTATAGTTGCCGAGTCACTCATGGCTTACCTCGCGCGCTTCCAGCACCCGCAGTGCCTTGTCCCAGTCGATCACGGTGGCCTCTGTTTCAGCCAGGTCAGCCGCTGGGATATTGGTCAGTGCCAGCACACGTCCACTTGAAGGCAACGCCATGCCCGGCACATACTCGTGAATTACCTGGTCTGCTTTGTAGTGCGCCTTGAAAAAACGGGCATTGGCTGACTTCCCGCACCCTTGCGGGCCGGTGATGATGATTAGTTCCATGGGGTTCTCCCTCGTGGCTGGGCTCTGAATAAAAAAAGGAAATGGCTTGCTATGAATGACTTTCGAAGCGTGTACCTTCCGTACTGCCTCAAGCGTTTGAGCAACGGCTCCCACATCGCGGTAAACAGAGAGTCGAAGCCCCTCGGTGTGAGGGCCTGGGATTGGGTTCACTACGACGAATGGGCCGACGACCACGCCATTGATGGCATCACCCATTCGGTTGCCAGAAAGCTTTCCGTTGATGGATCTGAAAACCTTGAGTCGATTTATCTGTACCGGGATGGCAGTGTGCCGACGCTCTCCCGCGACGCCTGGGAGGATTACAGCCGTCGGCTGGAAATCCTGGCGGGCCTGCAATTCCTGAACGACATCTAAACAATCCATCACGCCCGCTCCCGTTGCTGATGGCTTGCACCCTGGTGGGCCTGCTCTTCGATGATCTGCACGTCGAACTCCCGGGCCAGCCAGGCCAGGCCCTTGGCGGTGACGTGGGTCACGGCGTAGGGCTGCTGGCCGATGGCCTGGTGTTCGAATCCCTTGAGCTTGGTGGTGAACAGGCCCTGCTGGACGTAGCAGCGGTAGGGCATGTTGTTGCGGTCCAGAACCCGGCGTTCGCGCAGGGCGCGGAACAGCTTGTTGGGCCCCAGGCCGAGCATGCGGGCGCCTTCACGGAGCGGTATCGGGTAACGGGTGCTCATGACGGGGTGACCTCCTCAAGGGTGATCTGGCCGTTGTCCTGAATGCCGAGGGCAACCGCGTTCACCGCCTGGTCAATGGTGCGGGCGATGCGCTGTTTATCGGCGATGCTCTCTTGCACCATGGCGCGCAGTGCCGGGTTGCTGGTGTTTGCCAGGGTGGCCTTCGCGTCGCGGATCTCCCGCTGCACGGAAACCAGCAGGACGATGGCCTGGTGCTGGGTCAGCTGGATATTCATGCGGCCCCCAGCCAGTCGTTCAGGTCCATTTCAAGCCGGCGGAAACCACGGGTCAGTCGCACGCTTGTGCTGCGGGTGGCACCACGGCGGTACACGTCGGAGTCGGGCAGGGTGCTGCCAATGAAACCACCGCCCAGGATCATCAGCGCGGCGGCCAGGTGGCGGGGATTTTTCACAGCGACGATGAACCCATCGCGGAAGGCGCGGGCGACGGCCAGGCAGCGGGTGTTAGCGTTGAACTTGAGCATCACGCTGGCCACCAGCTTCTTGGCCCCGGGGGTGCCGTGACCGCGCAGCATGCCGATGGCGGCGTTCTCTTTGCCTTCGCTCATCCAGGCGAGCGTTTCCAGCTCTGCCGGGGTCAGGCGGCCGTCTTTATTAACTGCGGTGAATTCGGTGGCTGTGAACTTGTTCATTTTCACGATCCAGTATGTTAAGACTTACCTTAACAGTAAGGCATCAACTTACTTTGGTAAAGTAGACTGACCCATAAAATAAACTAACCTGACTGCTGATTTTATAGGTTTGTTCTATAGTTTTGCCTAACGCCAGATAAAACAGAGGCTTGGGAGGGGCATATGGGAAGAGTGACAGACGAGGGTAGGGCATTGAGAGTCAGGCAGGCTATTCAACATTGTGCTGCGACCCAGTCGAAAATCGCTGAATACTGTGACGTGACAGTGCAATCGGTGGGTGGCTGGCAGAAAACCGGGGCTATATCCGATCAGAATTTGCGGCGGTTAAGTGAAGTCACGGGTTTTGGATACCTGTGGCTGAGAGATGGCCGTGTCGGTGAGACGCTGTCGGATAGCGCTATGACGGCCGAGGATTTTCTAGGCCCATTGCTAGCGGGCACACCTGAAGCAGATCGCTTTTTAAGGACGCTGCGGTTAGCAGCTGCGAATGGTCGAATCTCAACGAGGTCATTGTCTCTGTTGGCGGATTTTCTGGAATCGATGGTGAACTATGAATGAGCAATCAAGTTCTGAGCGTTTGGAGGCGAAGCGCGATCGGATTAAATATGCAATTGAGAGGTCTGCAGCGTCTCAGGGCGTCATCGCAGATCACTGTTGTGTGACCAGGCAATCGGTCACCAACTGGAAGTCGAACGGACAAATTAGCAGTGAGCATCTTTTAAAGTTGTCGTCTGTAACAGGATTTTCCTATTGGTGGCTGTTGCAAGGGCAAGGTCCGATGAGGGGTGAAGTGCAGGCAGAAGGGATGCCGGCGCATCAGTCAGAATTATCGAGCGATATCAGGTCTCTCTTAAAAGCTATTGAGTATGCTGTGGCAAACGGCAAGCTGAAACCGGAGGGGATACAGGCCTTAACGATTTTCTTTCGGGCGCTGGTGGGTGATTAGCGGCCTTGAAGGGCTGCGATGAATGACTTCAGGCGTCGGGTCGCCAGATTGTCCAGTTTTCCGCTGAAATAAGCTTTCCGGATTTCAGAGAGAAGCTCTGCCAGGTCAGAAGGTAGGTGGTCGCTGTCTGGTTCAGTGGCTTCGGTGATCATCTCGATCTTGCGGTAGTCGCGTCGATTTTCGGTGTTGCTGCCAATCTTTTCCGGCAGCTCCCCGGTTTTTAGGTATTGGTAGCGAAAACCTGTAATTTCGCTGAGTTTGAATAGGTTTGGGTGACTGATCTGGCCATGAGCCTTCCAGCGGGCCACGGCTTGTTCGCTGACGGAGCAATAGCTCGCTATGGCAACCTGGGTCGCCCTGCATTGATCAATCGCTTCCCGAATTCGCCTCGCTTTTTCCTGAATCATTGATGTTTGGGTGCCGGTAGGTTAGGACTTCGTTATTTCACGGAAAAATCGAGCGAGGTGAAGTAGCGCCTCTTTGCTGATTTTGTTGGTAGCCCCTGCCATGGCGATGGCTTCAATTAGTTCTTTGCCTTCTGCGCTTTGACCTACGCTTCCGGCACCGGGTACGTATGCTTCTGCGTGTTCTTCAACGTGGTACTCCTGGAGATTCTGTTCCGGGTCCTCAACCCTCTTGGGTTCAATGCCGTGTTTGAGCCAAAGATACCGGTATCCCGTGACCTCGCTGAGCTTCATCAGGTTCTCTTTGGAAATGTAGCCGTTACGTTTCCAGCCCCCCACGGATTGTTTGGTTACACCGCAGTACTCAGCAATGGTTGTCTGAGACACGGGGCCTTTAACGATCGCCTCTTGGAGGCGGTGAATAAACGGTTCAATTTTCATGGCGCCAATATATCCCTAGCATTTTATGTTGCAAAGCAGTCATCTTTCACTCTAAAGTGAATGTATAACTTACTGCTGAGGTCTTTGGTCATGCCCGTCGATCAGTTAATCGAACTCCTGAAATCCTGTCCGGAGATACGCACGAAGAGCCGGATCGCGGATGTCTGCGGCGTCACCATTCAGGCGGTGCGCTGCTGGAGGAGAATACCGGCAGAGCATTGCCGAACACTTGAGTACGTAACTAACGGCAAGGTCACGCGTCATGCGATGCGTCCTGATGTCTTCGGGCCTACGCCTGGTGATGACTCCGACGTTATCCATCGTCTCGAAAGTCGATCTGTCGCATAAGTAACCACACAGCTAGTGCATTGAGGGCTCTTTGCATGTCAATTCTTCAGCTCCCCGGGAGGCTGCCATGGACGTGACGGCAGTACTCGACCAACTTCGCGGCCACGGGCTTATCGTCGACAGCCTGGACTCCAGCGGCAAGATTGTTCGTGTGCCGGTTTCTTTCCCCCGTGCCGATCGTGGGCGTAAGAAGTCCGGCTGGTATGTGGTTCATGAATTCCGGCTGGAGTCTGGCGCGATCGGGTTCGCTGGAGCCTTCGGCAATCACAAGCTGCCGGATATGGAAAACCAGCGGATCGGCATGGAGGCGCGACATCTGTCAGCGGCGGACCGGGAGGAATACGAACGCCGGCGCAAGGCGGCGGCCCAGCAGGTGCGGGAAGATGCCCGCAAGGCGGCTGAGGAATGCGCCAAACGGGCCCGCCATATCTGGAGCAAGCTGCCGGACACCGGTACCAGTGCTTACCTGGACCGCAAGGCTGTGCGCGCCTATGGGCTGCGCTTTGCCCGGGGCAAAGTGGTGGTGCCTGTGTACCATGCCTGCCCGGGCGAGGGGACCGATGCGCTGGGGTTGTCGCTGGTGGGCCTGCAGTTTATCGACGGCTCGGGCGATAAGAAGTTTCTTACCGGTACACCCAAGAAGGGCGCCTTCCACTGGCTGGGCGAGGTTCCCTCCGACCCCTCCCTGAACTGGGAGCACAACAGCGCGGTGATCGTTGCCGAGGGCTACGCCACGGGCGCCAGCATTCACATGGCCATGGGCCTGCCGGTGGCTGTGGCCTTTGACGCCGGCAACCTGCTGCCCGTGGTGACGGCGCTGAAATCCTGCCTGCCCCAGGCGACCTTCTGCATTGCCTGTGATGATGACCGCGAGACCGAGGGTAACCCGGGCCTGAGCAAGGGCAGGGCAGCGGCCCAGGCCGTGGGTGGCGTGTACGTGCTTCCGCAGTTTGAGGAGCCCGCCCATGAGCCAGACTGATTTTAACGACTTGCATAAGGTGCGCGGCCTCGAGGCGGTGCGGGAGCAGATCCTGCAGGCGATCGAGGCCGGGCCGGAACCGGCCAGTAACGACCCCGTCGGTGAGACTCCCCCGGCCCCCTCCGATTCAGGGGGTGTGGGGGAAAGGCTGGACATCGACCAGGCCCTGAAGCAGTTCGCGCTGATCCATGGCGAGACCAAGATCTACGACTACCGGCTGCGTAAGGTGTTCAAGGCCAGCGGCATCAAGGCGACTGTGGGCAATGAGGTGTTCAAGGCCTGGCTGGAGCACCCGGACCGACGGACGGTGACCTGGGCGGATGTGAACGGGTTCCAGGCAAGGCCAGACGGTAGCGATCCGCTGAATGTGATGCTGGACCGCTATGTGCTGATCTACCCGACCACGGACATATGGGACCGGAAGATCCAGCAGCTGGTGACCAAGCAGGCCCTGCAGGCCTACCTGCCGAATGAGTTCAACCGCTGGCTGGAGCACCCGAAGCGGGCGACGATCAACCGGGAACACCTGGTGTTTGACCCCACGCAGAAGGCAGATCCGGCCAACACTATCAATACGTTTACCGGCATTCCTCTTGAGCCCAATGGTGCGGCTGTGAAGTCGGGCTATGCAGAGTGCCGGGGCATTTCCAGCCTGTTGTGGCACCTGTGCAACCGTGATGAGACGGTTTATGACTGGGTGCTCAAGTGGCTGGCTTACCCGCTTCAGCATGTGGGGGCAAAGCTGGACACGGCCCTGCTGTTCCATTCCGACATCCAGGGCAGTGGTAAAAGCTTGTTTTTCGGGCGGGTGATGACGACCATCTACGGCCAGTACGCGGCCATTCTGGGTCAGCATCAGCTGGAGTCGCAGTACACCGACTGGCGGTCCCGCCTGCTGTATGCCGTGTTTGAGGAGGTCCTTTCCCGCACTGAAAAACACAACCAGATGGGCACCATCAAGCATATGATTACGGGGCAGACGCAGCGCATCGAGCAGAAGTTCGTGTCTGGCTGGGAGGAAGCCAACCATATGAACGGGGTGTTCCTCTCCAACGAGATCCAGCCGTTCCCGCTGGAGCCTTCCGACCGCCGTTTCCTGGTGGTCTGGCCCAAGAAGACCCTGGACGAACCGCTGCAGGCGCTGGTGTCCCGTGAGTTGGAGCAGGGCGGGCCGGAGGCCTTTTATCAATACCTGCTGGATTATCCCCTGGGGGATTTCAACCCTCATTCGAAGCCGCTGGAAACTGATGCCCGGCAACGGATTATCGAGTTCTCCCTCCCCAACTTTGAAGTGTTCTTCAATGAATGGAAAAGCGGGGAGCTGGATGTTCCGTTCTCTCCCTGCCTCACCCGCGACCTTTACCACGTGTATCAGAACTGGTGCCGGAAAACCGGTAATCGTCCTCTTAGCGAAACGAAGCTGATCACCATCTATGCCAGCCGGATCTTCAAGGTTCGAAAGTTCTACCGGCTTGGCGCTGCGCCTCAGAAGCTGGGGACTTTCTTTATACCGGATGGGTGCCAGGTGCCCGAGAAGGTGTACGAGATGGATTGGCTGGGGGATTGTGTCGGGGAGTTCCGTCTTCGTTGGGAAAACAGTGAAGGGGAGAACTGACCGGTTTGGGGCAATTTGCTTGTCAATATACAGGGTTTACATGGGTGACTTTTAAACCCCGTATACGTTCGGCCCATGGGGGAGAAGGGATATACAGGGTATTCGGGGTATACGGGGTCTTTCGCGCGCACGCGGGCGTGTATTTATAAGGCGATTATCCAGAACATTAAAATTATTCCTCCCGCGCGTAAAATAACCATGTAGCCCATGTATACCCTGTATATCCCTTCTCCCCCAAGGGTTAGATCTATACGGGGTATATAAAAGACCCTGAAAAGACCCTGTATACCGCTGATTTTTGAGTCTGGAACAACAAAACGAGGGTGAGTGATGCTTGAAGACACGAAACTGAGGCTGAAGGACTGGGGCAACTGGGTGCGCAGTGGCGGGCATAACCTGGGGTTTTCTGCGGTGAAGCTGAACGCACCCACCGGCGGCTGTGATGTGCCGGACGATGAGGCCATGCAGGTGGACCAGGCGGTGGCCTGCCTGAAGCTGCGTGAGCCGGACCTGGGGCGGGCCTTGCAACGGCACTATGTGCAGGGCTGGGACCATTCCATGGTGGGGGAAGAGATCGGCAAGAGCCGTGACCAGGTGCGGGTGATCCTGCGGAGTGCGGAAGCCTGGGTGGATGGGAAATTATTTCAGTAAGTCTGACGGATTTTATAGTCAGTCCACTTGACTCCGTGCGCGCACGGATATAGGGTAAATCCCGTAAGGTCACAAAAGTGTGTCCTTCCAGCAATGAGCCCTGAGAACCCGGTCAGCGATGACCGGGTTTTTTTTATGGGGTTACTTGGCCAAAGTCGCGCAACGGTGACACTTACGCCGTCCGGCGGTTCCCGACTTTTTGTACTTGCGTTCGATATTGTTCCCTTCCGTGCATTCGCTCCGGTCGTGATAAACCTCACGGCCGGGTTCCGATGAGTGAAATGCTGGAACCTTCATTTGGATCTCCTTTTTGTTAGTTGACCGGCATGACCGGCACTACGAGTGTAGTCAAAGTAGGGCGATCGTGAGTTTAACCGGAAGTGGCAGCGAGCCTTGCCCGCCTTCGGGCGGGCCTTTTTCAGCGGCCATGGCAATCGGCATACGTGCGGCGTGATCCGCAGGGGCAGGGGTCAGAGGGTTCGGGCTTCCAGTTTCGCTGGTCATAAAGCGCTTCTAGCTCATCCATCAGATGATGAACTTTGCGTTCATCGCCTGCGGTATGCGCCCTGAGCATTTCCATCCTCGCCTGAACAATGGAGGTGTTGAGTGTGTTTCCCGGCAGTGTCAGTTGACGTGTTGATGTATCAGTATATGTATCGGCGCTTTCTGGATCGGCAAGGAATAGCTGCACTCGTTCCTTCGGGACTTTCTGATTTGGAGGTATTGCCGGCGTTACGTCTCTTGGCACGCCGTCAGGCTGAATCCATATGGCGTGATGTTGGAGTTCAACCAGAACGCGCGGCCAAATACGGATTAACCAGCCCGCTAGCTGACCTCCGCCAAGCCTTCGAATCGCCGTTTCGACATTTCCATAGCAATTTAATTCTATCGCCCAGGAAGGGGCCTGAACCTCCAAGAAAAAAGGCTCTGGTTCAGGCACTACGGCTGTTAGCACACGGCGTAGTTCGGGCGTGACACTCAGTGGTGTCTGAGCTTTCAGGCATTCAGTCATGTTTTGGCCCCTTGCTGGGTGAGTTTCCTGGCAGATTCGAGCTTAGCAAGTGGGCTGTTTGTTTGCCTTCGGGTGCAGACACCAATCGGGAGATAGACCATGCAGCTTTTCGAACTGGCTTTTCGTCGCTGCGATGGTCACGGATGCGGTGGGTTTGGAGACTCGCGGGGCAGCCGCAAACACAACGGTGTGGATCTGATCTGTCAGGCCGGGGCCCGAGTCCAGTCGCCGGTTTCTGGCCGCGTCACAAAACTGGGTTACTGCTACGCCGATGACCTGAACTTTCGGTATGTGGAGGTAAGCAGCCACGGCTACCGATTTCGGATTTTCTACGTTGAACCGCTGGTTGCGGTTGGCGATGAGGTTTCCCGCAAGACGAATATCGGCGTTGTCCAGAGTATCGCCAGCCGTTACCAGGGTATTACGCCCCACGTTCACTTTGAGCTGATGAATGCCGATGACGAGTTTATCGATCCGACACCGGTGATTCTCGCCCAGCAGCCCTGATCGTTAACCGGAACGCTATGGACAGGAAGATGCCAGAGAATTGGATCGCGCAGTTGTTGGTGTCGACAGCGGCCAAGGTCGTGGAGTATTGGAACGCTATCTTCGTGATCCTGATCGGAATAACCGGCGGTGTCCTGAAGTACCTGATGGACGTGAAGGATGGCCGTGAGGAGTGGTCGTTCTGGGCTTTCTGCCTGGCAGCGGTGTCGTCCGGCTTTCTGTCGCTGATGTTGTTCTGGATCTTCCTGGGGGTGCTCGAATGGAGCATGGAGGCCTCGGTGGCCGCGTCCGGGATCATCGCCTATGTGGGCGCCAAGAATGTTGAAGCCGTGCTGACGCAGGTGATCCTTCGCAAGTTCCGCTGATTTCGGAGAGTCCCATGATCAAGTCCCTGGTTGCCATGCTGCTGGTGGTGGCACTGGCCAGCTGTGCCGTGCTGGATGAGGTTGAGCAGAACCCGATGACGGCCCGCCTGGTGACTGACCAGCTGACCCTGCGCTTTATCGCGGCGGATGATGAGCCGGTAGCCCGAGCCGAGCGTGTACGTGAAGCAGTGGCCCGCCTGCAGGCGCGGGTGGACAGTGATGCGGTTTTCACCCTGGAGGAGTTCCAGGCGTTCGCGCTGGATGAAATCGGCGTGGAATCCATGACCCCAGCTGACCAGCAGCTGGTGATGTACGGCGTGGCCCTGGCCCGGCAGTCCATTGCCGACCTGATCGGTGAGGGTGTGGTGGAGTCGGATGAACGGTACACGCTGGTCACCCTGCTGCAGTGGATTGACCAGGCTGCGGCCAGGGTGCGCTGATGCCGTCGGCTGAGCAGATGTTTTCCCGGCTGGAGCATACCTTCACCCGGACGCGTCAGTGGCGCCTGACGAAGCCGCTGATGTACTTCCACCGCACCGGGACCATCGTGGTGCCCACCGGGTTTTTGACGGACCTGGACAGCGTGCCGCGCATCCCGGTGGTGTATGCAGCGTTCAAGGGCCGGGCGGTTAAGTCCGCCGTTGTGCATGACTACCTCTATGAAACCCAGCGGGGCAAGGCCTTTGCCGACAGCATCTTCATGGATGCCATGCGGCACGAAGGCATCCCGGCCCGCTGGCGCTACCCCATTTACTGGGCCGTCGCCCTGTTCGGCGGCCGCATCTATTCGAGGAAACGGTAATGCGTCTGATCGCACTGATGCTGCTGGCCCTGCTGGCCGCACCCGCCATGGCGGAAACCCTGACCTGGAACCCGCCCACCGAACGTGCCGACGGCACCCCCCTGAACCCCATGACCGAGATTGCCGAGTACCGCCTGGTGTGCGGTGAGGTCGTGACCAGCATCGAGCCCACGGTGGCCCGTGGTGAACAGTACGAACTGACCAAGCACGAAGTCCTTCCGGGCTACGGTGAACACGAGTGCCACATGACCGCCGTGGATACCGACGGGCTGGAGTCTGAACCCAGCGCAACGGTGGTGCTGACCTGGGAGCAGGTAGAGCCCAGGGCGCCTACGGATGTTTTGGTGATTGTGGAGTAACCCATGCCGCACGTTGTCCTGATTCACGCCACATTCGCCAACAAGGCGGACGCTGACCATATCTATGATCAGGCCATGGCCGTCGCCACGAATGCCAGCGTTGCCCGGATCGGTGAAGCCGGCGAGCGCACCAGCTGGGCTGCAGTTTTCGAAGAGCAAGAGGACGGCACCATGGCGCCGGGTCGCCGTTGGCACATTGACCGGTTTGGCATTGTCCGTCCCGGTCAGCTGTTACCCGATGACCAGGTGCCGGACTGGGTGCAGCCAGCAGGCGCACAGGATGCGTACCCACTGAAGGACGTGCGCGGCAACCCTACCCGGGTGATGCACAACGGGCAGGTGTGGGAGAACACAACCGCAACGAATACCTGGGCGCCAGGTGTGTATGGGTGGACCGCCGTATGATCGAGCAAATGCCGCCCGAACATGCTGACGGGGGGTATTGGTACGTGGTTGAGGCGGTGTCTGATCCTGTTGAAGGTGGGCAGACCCCAGGCGAGATACCCGGTGTTGGGTGGTGCGCTTGGTACTCAGGCGGCTTGGTAGTTGTTCGTTGCCCTGAGTTTGTCGTTGGTATCGAGACTGCGCCACAGCCATACGTTGACGCAGTGCTTCAGTCTGCCGGGTATAGCACCAAACCCTATGGACGGATTGGGGGCGCCTGATGGCTCAGTTTTACGAAGATTTTAGTGGCGCAACTACAGGGCAGGCCCCACAAGGGTTTTCTCTATTTGGTTCGATAGCTACCCCGTTGGTACAAGAAGACGTTACAGCAACAGGGGGGAAGTACGTTAAGTTCAGCTCGTCCGGAGATTTTGATAGGGGCGGGCTTCTTTGGGACTCAGTACCGGACGTTTCTGATGTAGAAATACTGGTCCGTTCAAGGAACGCGCAAGCATTTGACACTGCCGTATACATGGCGCTGGCTAGGTTTGCGACCACTAGCCCCACAGATCCTAGGGATTCCGTTCTTGTTGACCAGAGGTCTAACAATGTTCGTCTCGGCGTGAGTGGTTCACCCACAGCGAGTTTCGTAGACAAGTGGGGGAGCAACGTTTGGTTCTGGACCAGGGTACGCCTCGTAGGAACTTCAGCAAAAGTAAGGTGCTGGGTCAGCACTGATCCAGAGCCCTCTGTATGGGATATAGACACCACCATAGTCCCTGTATCAGCTTCGCCGGTTGGATTTGGTGTCGATAACGAGAAACGACAGCACGACGTGGATGTTTTTTCTGTCGGCACCAACGGCGACCCAGCCCCGACTGGGCCGGTTACCCCTGGTGGTAATGAAGCCGGCGATATCACATCAGCAGCATCCAGCACCGACAGCTGGGCTGCACAAGTTCAGTCAGCGGTATCTCTGACTTCAGCTGCAGCTGCCAGCGACCAGACAAGTGCCATTGCAACTGTAAATCTCTCAATCATGGAAGCGGCACAGGCCACTGACGCCACCGGTGATGCACCTGCTGCGGTCGGCTCGATGACTGATGCCGCCACGGGTAACGACACGGTTGATGCTCTTACCAGTGCCGCTGCTGCGATCAGTGCCGGTGCGGCGGCTGGTGAAAGCTGGACCGTGCAGGCTCAGGTACTCGTGAACCTGGTAGAGCAGGGCGCAGCAGCGGATGAGATCCGGCGGCAAACCGAAAGCGCGGTTACCGCTGCCCTTGAGGCGCAATCCCTTGCGTCCGACCAGTTCATTGCAGCGCTGGACACTATCGCATCATTGTCTGATTCGGCCTCGGTCACCGATGCATATCAGGCGGTTGTTCTGCAGTTGGCCAGTATTGCCTCTGGTGCGGTTGCCTCTGACAGCTTCCGAATGCTGTTCGGGTTGCAGCGAGCCATACAGGAAGTCGCCCTGGCCGATGCCAGCTTCAGCATCAGTTACGCCTTCGTGAATGCGCTTCGCTCCGGCGGCCTGAGCGGTGACGCCTGGGCCTTGATGGCGAACCTGAATGCCTCGCTCTCGGACGTCTGTTCCGTGACGGACCTGATGAGTGTCCGGGCATCGACCACCGCCAGGCTGACCGCTGGCGCCATTGCGTCGTCAAGCTTTGCCATCGTGAACGCCGGCGTCCGGTATCTGATCATGGGGGCCGTCATTCTGCGTGATGCCCTGCAGTACCGCGTGAACACCAAACCTGCACTGAATCAATCCGTGAAGATCAAGCCAGGACACTGAGCCATGAAAGACCTGACCAAAGCACAAGACCGCATGAAAGCAGCGGGGGCCGCCCCTGCATCCCTCCCCCTGGGTAACGCTCAGGCACTGGGCAAGTGGCGGGCAGAGTTCCGCGACCCTGAAGGCAACCTAATTCACACTGCTGAGTGGCAGAACCTGATTGTTGATTCTGGCCTGAACCAGCTGCTGGATAGCGGTCTGGCCAGTGCCGGTCCCTGGTACATCGGTCTGACTGACGGTGCACCCACCGTGGCAGCTGGTGACACGATGGCTTCTCATACTGGCTGGACCGAAGTGACCGGCTACGACGAGACAGCCCGAGAAGTCTGGACGCCAGGATCGGTGACCGGCAAAGCCGTGAACAACAACGCATCCGCTGCCCAGTTCACCATCACGAACAACAGCACCACCATCGGCGGGGCCTTCCTCGCTGACAGTGCGACCAAGGGCGGCACCACGGGCCTGCTGTTCGCCGCTGGTGCGTTCGACCAGGGAGACGTGACCCTGTCTGCCGGATCCACCATCACCGTCACGGCTGAGTTCACCCAGGCGGCGGCTTAAACCAGTGCGCATCTTCTACCGTGAGAACAGCCGGGTTATCGAAGTACCCGAGCTGACCGACCATGAAGGCGCAGCGATCACGGGTGCAACGGTCACGGCGACTTTGATCGCGGAAGACGGCAGCGCCCTCCCGGGGGTAACCAACCCTATCGCCATGAACCACGAGGGTGCTGGTCGTTACGTTGGCTTGGTGCCTGCGGTTGATGTGGCAGAGGGAACGCTGGTTGATATCGAAGTGAAGGCCACCTACACCGACGTTGAAGCGACCAGCCGCGAGCGGTTCGTGGTGAGGGACCGGGCCTTCGCAGACCCGTGCGGGTCCTTCTGAGCAGGGGGCCGCTACGAGGGGACGCAGAGCGCGCTTTTTCTGCAGACTTGGGCGGTCCCCGGCCTTCCTTCCTTTGATTGAAAACAGAAGGTTACGATGGGTAAGCGTGTTAACAAGCGTGAGCTGGCAGAGATCTTCGGGATTTCTGAACGCAGTTTTACCGCCTACCAGAAAGACCCATCGTTTCCAGTCGCTTTCTCCGGTGCCCGGGGACAGGCGAATGAGTATGACACCCAGGATGTTCACGAGTGGCTGCTGGAGCGCGCTGTCTCCGGTGCCCGGCATGAGTCATCCCGTGAACGGCTGGAGAGAATCAAGGGCGACCGTGAAGAACTTGCCCTGGCGAAAGACCTGGAAGAACTGGTACCTGCAGTAACAATCGGGGCTCGATTGGAACAGGTGGTGTTGGCGATCCGCACAGGCGTGCTGACCGGCAACCCCAAACTCAAAACCGAGATCGATACCGTCTATGACATCGATCTCGATATCGAGCTTCTGAATGAGCATTCTCGATCGATCCTCAGACAACTGGCATCGCTTGGAGGCCAACCTGGAGCGGGTGATCACCCAGGCTCTGGCCAGGTTCGAGCCGCCGGCGAAGATCAGCTCGACTGAGTGGGCCAACCAGTTCCGCTATCTGGCCCAGGAGAGCAGCCCCATGCCGGGGAAATACTCCACGGATCTGACGCCGTGGGTACCCGGCATGCTCGATGCGCTGGACGATCCGGCCACGAAAGAGGTTGTCTGCATGAAGTCCGCGCAGGTGGCGTGGACAGACGGGGTCTGGAATAACTACCTGGGTCGGCGGATCCACAACGATCCGTGCCCGGTGGTGTTGCTGTTCCCCAAGGACAAGACGATCCGGAAGTACCTGGATCAGAAGTTCGTGCCGATGGTGGAGGCCACCGAGGCCCTGCGCCCGTTGGTGGACGTGACCACCTCACGCACCACCGGCAACCGCACCGACTTCAAGAAGTTCCCGGGCGGGTTTCTCGCCCTGGTGGCCTCAAACGCGCCGGACAACGTGAAGTCGCTGTCTGCTCCAGTGGTCTGCGTTGAGGAACCGGACGACTGCAACACCAACGTCAAAGGGCAGGGCGATTCGGTCAAGCTCCTCGAGGAGCGGGCCAAAACCTACGAATACCGGAAGGTCATCTTCGGCGGCACGCCCACGGTCAAGGGCCTGTCCCGTGTAGAAAAGGCCTACCTGGCCAGCGACCGGCGCAAGTTCATGGTTCCCTGCCATGAGTGTGGCGACAGCCACGTTCTCAACTGGGAGAACGTGATCTGGGACAACGAAGCTGAGGTGGAAGACGAGGTCTACGGTAAGGCCCAGACCCACACCGCCCGATACGTGTGCCCCCATTGCGGCGTACCCTGGCGGGACGTGGACAAAAACCGCAACGTCCGTCGCGGTGAGTGGGTAGCCGAGAAGCCCTTCCGGGGTGTTGCCGGCTTCTACATCAACGAATTGTATTCACCGTTCCCCGGCTCCAAGCTGCACATGCTGGTCGAGCGGTACCTCAAGGCCAGGCACGAGCTGGAGAAAGGCGACGAAAGCGACATGATCGTTTTCGAGAACAGCTGCCTTGGCCTGCCGTATGAGTACCGGACCGACGCACCCAGCACCGAGGCCCTGCAGGAGCGGGCCAAAGAGTACGCCGAACTGAGCGTGCCGGCCGGTGGCCTGCTGTTGACCGTCGGTGTCGACGTACAGCACGACCGCCTGGCGATCATCGTTCGGGCCTGGGGGCGTGGCGAGGAAAGCTGGCTGGTGTACTGGGGCGAGATCGCCGCAGCCACCACCTGTGCAGACAAGACGGATCCGGTCTGGGAAGAGCTGGACCGCTACGTGTTCGGCAGCTACCAGCATGAACTGGGCTTTGACCTCCACGTGACGGCTGCCAGCTTCGACTCCTCCGACGGCCAGACCAACGACGCCGTGTACCACTACGTCCGGTCTCGCCGGAATCGTGGGGTCAAGGTGATGGCGATCAAGGGTGAATCCGCGAACATCAATCGCGAGATCGTCACACCCGCGAAGAAGGTGGACACCAACAACAAGGGCACCAAAGCCGCCAAGTATGGCCTGCCGGTGTTCATCGTTGGTACCCATAAGGCGAAGGACCTGATCGACGCCCGGCTGAAGCTCACCGGCAACGGCCCGGGCCGTATGCACTGGTACAACGGCGTCCGGTCGGACTACTACAACCAGATCACCAGTGAGATCAAGGCGCCGTCCCGGCAACGGGGTGGCCGCAAGGTGTGGCAGCTGAAAGCCGGGGTTCGCAACGAGGCGCTGGACTGCGAAGTTTACGCCCTGCACGCCGCCCGAACCCTGAAGGTACACATCAAGAAACCAGCCCAATGGGACGCCCTGGAAGCGAAGCTCAAACAGGGCGATCTGCTGGCGCCGGCAATACCCGAGCCTGCCAAGAGCAGCAAGGCCCGCAACGAGGCTGCTGAACCGGCGAGCGAGTCGGGCGCCAGGGTCAAAATTTCCAAGCCTGAAGGCCGAAAGCGCAGCTTCGCTGAGCTGGCCCGGAGAAACTGATGACGATCCAACGCCAACTGGCGGAAGCGAAAGCCGCCTACCACAAGCTGATGACCGGCCAGTCCGTGGTCCGCATCCAGCGTGATGGCAAGACCGTGGAGTTCCGGGCCGCCGATCGGTCCGAACTGCGGGCCTACATCACTGAGCTGGAGAATCAGCTGAACCCGGGCGTGGTTCGCCGTCGTCCTGCAAAGGTGTCATTCTGATGTCAGCCATTGCCAAGCAAGAGCCGAAAATCACGTTCCTGGACTCCGGCGGTAAGCCGATGGCCAGCGCGGGTGCCTACACGGGCGCAGGTGCCGGTTTCGGTGGCCAGATGCGCCGCTGGAACCCGGGCGCCCGCACTGCCGACGCTGCACTGCTGCCAGACCTGGCTCAGGGCAATGCCCGAGCGGAAGACCTGGTGCGCAACCACGGGCTGGCCTCCAACGGCGTGCAGCTGCACGTGGACAACGTGGTTGGCCACATGTTCCGGCTCAGCTATAAGCCCCGCTGGCGTGCGCTGGGAATTTCCGAAGCCGATGCCCGGGCCTTTGCCCAGGACGTGGAAGCTGCCTTCACGGAATACGCTGAAGACCCGGTCAACTGCTGGGTAGATGCGGAACGCAAACGCACCTTGACCATGATGATCCGTGAGGCCGTTGCCACCCATAGCACCGTGGGCGAGGCCACAGCCAGCGCCGAGTGGATCCAGCGCCGGGGCACTCCCTTCCGCACGGCGGTGAAACTGATCAACACCCACCGCATCAGCAATCCCGGCAACCAGCCAGACACCACTGCCGTGCGGGGCGGGGTACAGGTGGACCGATACGGCGCCGCCGTCGGTTACTGGGTCCGTGACCATGATTCCCACGGTGCCGGGTTCGGTACCGGTCTCGGGTACGACTGGAAGTATGTGCCCCGGGAAACCAGTTGGGGCCGTCAGCAGTTCCTGCACGTGTTCGAGCCGCGCGGCGATGGCCAGACCCGTGGCGCCAACCAGTTCCTGTCTGTCATGGAACAGTTGCCCCAGCTGGCCAAGCTGCAGCAGACGAAGCTGCAGAACGCCATTGTGAACGCCATGTATGCGGCGGTGATCGAGTCTGAAATGGGCTCCGAGGCTGCCTTCGAGCTGATCGGTGGTGATGGCGACTTCGACAAGCTCCACGAATTCATGTCGGTCCTGCAGGACTACCACCAGGGTGCCGACATCCGCCTGAACGGCGTCCAGATCCCGCACATGATGCCGGGCGAAAAGCTCAACCTGATGACCAGCAGCAATGCGGACAACGGTTTCAGCGAGCTGGAAACCTCCATCATCCGCTGGATTGCTGCGGGCCTGAACACCCCTTACGAACAGCTGGCGAAAGACTACAGCCGGACCACCTACAGCAGCGCCCGTGCCAGCATGATGGAAGGCTGGCGTTACTACATGGGCCGCCGGAAGATCATCGCCAGCCGCATGGCCTCCATGATCTTCAGCCTGTGGCTGGAAGAAGCGCTGGACCGTGGCGAACTGACCCTGCCGGGCAACGCCACCCGCGACTTCTACCAGGGCAAGGCCAGCTGGTGTAACGCCGAGTGGATCGGCGCGGGCCGCCTGGCTATCGATGGCCTCAAGGAAGTGAAGGAATCCGTCCTGCTGATCGAGTCCGGCCTGTCCACCTACGAGAAAGAGCTGGCCAAGATGGGCGAGGATTACCAGGAAGTGTTTGCCCAGCAGGTCCGCGAGATCGAGGAGCGCCGTAGCGCTGGCTTGCCGCCACCCAGCTGGATGAACACCCAGGCGCTGGCGCCGGATCAGGAACAGCCGGAAGTACAGCCGGCGAACGTGTAACCCCTTTTGCAGAGTGGAGCAGCGGTAGCTTGCCGGGCTCATAACCCGGAGGTCGCAGGTTCGATTCCTGCCTCTGCAACCAATTTCGAGGAATTTGCAATGGACAACCAACACCGAAAGATCAAAGGGTATCGGGAGCTAAGCCAGCCAGAGATAGACGCCATGAACGCTATCAAAGAAAAGGCTGCCGAAGTTGGAGAGCTTATCCATGAGTTGGAGAACAACAAGGACCTGGATCAGCGCTGGGTGGCTATCGCCAAAACAGATCTTCAAAAGGGCTTTATGGCAGCAACCCGAGCCGTCGCGAAGCCTGACTTTTTCTGAAGGCCATTCGATCACCAGACCCCGCCCCGGCGGGGTTTTTTAATACCCGGAGAAACCACATGCGACACCAGAACATTGCAGCCCGTGTCCTGAACACGCCGTTGCTGCTGGAGCCTGGCTATGCCCGGGTGTTCATCGGTGCACTGGCACCCCGACTGGGTATCGCCAGCCTGCACGACGAGACTGGCCTGATCGAGCCACAGGAAAAGCTGCGCATGCGGGCGGATGCCTTCGACCCGGAGCGCCCGCGCAATCGGCCCTATGAGGTGGTCAACGGTATCGCGGTGATTCCGGTGGAGGGCAGCCTGGTGCACAAGTTCGGGCACTTGCAGCCGTACTCCGGCATGACCGGTTATGACGGCATCATCGCCAGGCTGGAGGATGCCCTGCAGGACAACACCGTGACCGGCATCCTGCTGGACATCGACAGCCCCGGCGGTGAAGTCAGCGGCTGTTTCGACACCGCCCGGCGCATCCACGACCTGCGCGGCATCAAGCCTATCGGCTCCATTGCCTACGACACCGCCTGCAGCGCGGCCATGGCCATTCACAGTGCCACGGATTACCGCTACACCACCGCCACGGCCCGCAGCGGCTCCGTGGGTGTGGTGATGATGCACGCCAGCTTTGAGCGCCAGCTGGAGGAGGCGGGTATCGACGTCACCCTGATCCACTCCGGCGCCTTCAAGGTCGACGGCAATCCCTATGAAAACCTGCCGACTCAGGTGCTCGAGCGCTTCCAGTCAGAAAGTGACCGGCTGCGCCAGGCGTTCGCCGACATGGTCGCGGAACAGATCGGCCTGTCAGCCGCCGACGTCATGGCCACCGAGGCCGCCATTTTCACCGGGCAGGACGCAATCGAAAACGGATTCGCGGACGAGCTCATCAACGGTCACGACATGCTGGCCGCCTTCTCGGACTACGTCCAAACCACCCAAACGATCGGAGTAAGCACCATGACCGACAGCACCAACAAGCCGGTGGCCCAGCAGCAACAGGCCACTACCCAGCCCCAGGCCGGCAGCGCTGGCCCGGACCAGGAAACGGTAACCACCGTAGACACCGCCGCCATTGCCGCTGATGCCCGTGCCGCTGAGCAGGCCCGCGTGTCCGGCATCCTGCAGTGTGAGGAAGCCGAAGGCCGCGCCAAGCTGGCCCAGCACCTGGCGTTCAATACCACCATGACGGTCGAGGACGCCAAGGCAACCCTGGCCGCTTCTGACAGCACGCCGCAAGCCGCAAACAGCAGCCTGCTGGATGCCGCCATGGGCAACACCAAACAGCCGGAAATCGGCGCCGATGGTGAAGACTCTGGCGCTACAGCTGACAGCAAGGATCCTGCAGTCACCCTGATCTCCGACTGGCGAAAAGCCAAGGGCCAGGCCACCAAATAACCGCCCAGTCCGGGGCCGGTAAACCAATCCCATAGAGCACGAGGACAATCCCATGAGCGACCAGATCGCACGCACCCGTACTGAAGAGTACCAGCCGGACAGCCTGATTATCGGCGGTCTGGCCGACTTTGGCCGTGGCACCCTGGCATCCGGCCAGAACCTCACCCGAGGCGCCATTCTGGGTCGGGTCACCGCAACCGGTGTGCTGACCCTTTCCGTTGAAACCGCAACCGACGGGTCTGAAGTGCCGGTCGGGGCCCTGGCCCATGACGTGGACGCCTCCGGCGGCGCCGAAGGGTGCCAGTACGTTCGGGGTGGCTGGCTGAACGAGAACGTCGTCACCTTCGATGCCAGCTGGAGCGTCGACGCGCTCAACGCCGCCTTCGATGGCACCCCGCTGAGCATCGTCAAGCCTTACTGATCAGCCTCCGCCTGGCCTGATCGCCAGGCTCCCTGACATTTGCCGAATCAAGAGGAAAACACCATGGCCTATGAAACCACCACGCTGCTCTCCGCAATGGGAGAGCTGGATCGGTTCAGCCCGTTCCTGCTGGACCTGCTGTTCCAGGAGGTTGTGACCTTCGGAACCGAAGAAATCGCATTCGACAAGATCGAGCTGAATGAAACGCTGGCACCTTTCGTTAGCCCCTATGTGGCTGGTAAGCCAAACCGTGAGCGCGGCGGGGCCCTGCGCTCATTCGTTCCGCCCACCATCAAGCCCAAGGATGTGGTCAAGCCTGACCGCGCCCTGAAGCGTCGTGCCGGTGAGGGCATGAACGGGGAGCTGACTCCCGAGCAGCGCATGAACGCCGTGCGCATGGATATCCTGGACGATCACCGCCGGCAGATCCTGCGCCGGATGGAGTGGATGGCCGCCCAGTTCCTGCAAACCGGCAAGATCGTGGTGGAAGGCGAGGACTATCCGAAAGCCGAGGTCGATTTCGGGCGTGATCCGAATCACACCATTGCGCTCACTGGTGGCGCCGCATGGGGCTCTGGCACTGACAACCCGGTGGATGACCTGGAAGACTGGTTCCAGCTGATGGCGGCACCGTGTACCCACGTCATTTTCGGCCGCACTGCCTTCCGTAACGCGCTGAAGAACACCGAGTTCAAAGACCTGGTAGAGAGCCGTCGCGGTTCCGACACTGAGTTCGAGATCGCACCGACCACCAATCTGGCCTCCTATCGTGGCCGGTTCGGCGGTGCTGGCCCCGAACTGTGGTCCTACACCGGTTACTACCGCGATGCCGATGGCAACAAGCAACTGTTCATCCCGGATAACGGCGTGGCCTGCGTATCTGTCGGTACCGGCGGTGTGCGTGCGTATGGCGCCATTCTCGACAACAAGGCCGGCTACCGCCCGCTGGAAATGTTCCCGAAAAACTGGGACAGCGATGACCCCGCGGTTGAGTACCTGATGACCCAGAGCCGGGGCATGCCCGTACCGCGCCTGGCAGACGCCACCCTGTTCGCCACCGTCACCGAGTAATCGGCCGGTAGCGTAGCAGCCAGCACCACCGGGGCCTGACCGGCCCCGGTGACCAACCGAATTCAGCCAGAGAGTACCCAGCCATGAGCAAGAAAACCTACATCACCACCGCTCGCATTGAAGAGCGCGACAAGGATGGCAAAAAGTCCGTCATCCCGGCCAACAAGGAACTGCAGCTCACCGCTGCCCAGGCTAAGAAATACGGCAAGGCCGTGCGTGAACTGAAGGTCGAAGCCCCTGAAGAAATCGAAAGCGACGACGACACCGGCGAAGGCAGTGAAGGTACCGGTGGCGAGGGCGGGAACGCCTGATGTCCGGTAGCGCGTCTGACGAACTGTTCGCCGCTGGCGACACCATCCTTTTCGATATCTATGGGGTTGAAGCGATCTATGACTGCGACAGGCTATGTCGCGTGATCGAGGATCGGGAAACCCTGTGGCTGCAAGGCGAGGAGAGTTCGTCAGCGCGCACGGAGATCACCCTGTCCTTCCTGCTCTCAGAGGTATGCCCGGAGCGCGGGAAAGTCGTCACCTTTGGCACCAAAACCTACAAGCTGGGTAAGCAGATCGAAAACGATGGATCTGTCGCCAAGCACCTGGTGGAGCGATAAGCATGAAGCATTCTGTGATCTACACCAAACCGGTGGTGGGAATTCACCCAAAGACCAAGGAAAAGACCATCATCGAAAAGGGCGCCCGCGCCGAGCTGGATGATGATCAGCTGGCTGCAGTTCGTCATGCGGTCCGGGTTATCAAACCTAAGAAGACGGAAGCCAAAGGTTCTGGCTGATGGCTCGGTTTAATGCCGAGATCAGCGGTGACAAGGCTGTTCTGAAAACCCTCGGGCAACTGGGGAAGTTTGGACAGCAAGCCGTCACTCGAGCCACGAACAATACGGGCCGCAGGGCCCGTACCTTGGCAAGTAAAGAGATCCGCAGTCAGGTCAACCTCAAGGCGGGCTATGTTCGCCAGCGTTTGAGGGTTAAAAGAGCCACCCGAGGAAACCCGGAGTTTGTCATATCGGCTACGCGGCGGGGTGTCTTGATGACGCGATACCCGTACCGCCAGACACGGCGCTCGGTAACGGTGAAGATCAAAAAAAGCGGTGGCCGGGCGGTATTGGATCGGGCCTTCGTCACCCAGGTCAATGCTGGTGGTCGCAAGGTCGATGTCATCGCTGTTGGCCAGCCCGGGAAATTCAGTACCGGGAACCGACGTTTCAAGGTTCTTTACTCCCCCTCTGTGTCTCAGGTCTTCAACACAGTGCGCGACGACATCACTCCTGAAGTTAATCGTTACTTTGAAGAACAGATCAGCAAAGAGCTGGACCAGGCCTTGCGCAGGTTCCAGCAGCAGGGCAGGCGATGAAAGCAAAAACGAGATCCATTATTGAATCCGTGAAATCCAGGCTGTCGTCGATAACTGCAGGTCCGGATTACATCCACAGCATTCACAAAGTTGAAGGTGGGCAACGGGATTTCGACACCAGCGAACTCGCCGGTGGCGTGTGTGTTTGCGTAGCCTTCGCCGGCAGTTCGCTGGATTCCAAGCTCCCCAATGCGCCTCAGCAGGTCAGCAGTCTTTCGCTGGTTGTGGAGGCCCATCGCCTGAAAGACGTAAAGCAGGATATACAGGACCAAGGCCTGGACCTGTTAGCCGACATTGAAAAGGCGGTGCTTGGGGATACCAGTTACCTGCCTCAACAGTATGTCCGTCGCGGTCAGCTTCAGATCGACTCTGAAGAGATCGGCATCAGCAACGACGGTTCGGCCATCGTGGCCACCAGCATCATAACCATCCCCTACATCAAGCAATACGCCCAACCTCACGAGGAGTAAGTCCCCATGGCCTACCGTGAAGAATCCTACATCGGTAACGGAAAACTCTGGCTCAGAAAGCGTGGCAGTACCGACCCATTCCGTGAAGTTGGTAACTGTTCTGCCATCAACCTTGGTATCGAGACCGAGGAAAGCTCGCTGCTCAACTATCGCGGTGGCGGTGGTGAAATTAACAAACGGGAACGCATTTCCGCCGTATCGCTGACGGTCACCGCCCATGACTTCATTGCAGAGAACCTGGCGTTGGCTACCCGTGGTGAAGTCAGTGCAGCCACATCGGAGGCCGTTTCCTCGGAGGTTCAACCGGGCGCAGATTCCGGCCTGATTCGTACCGACAAGGTCATCGATGTCAGTCAGACCGTAAGCGTAACTGGCCCAAGTGGTTCCCCTAGTTATGTGAAGGACACGGACTTCGCCGTCAGCGCTGCCGGTATTGAGGTAATCGAGGGCGGTGATATTGCCAGTGGTGCTGATGTCGAAATCACCTATCAGTCCCTGGCCACCGATATCGTCGAGGCTCTGATGAACTCGGGTGACGAGTATGAGGCCGTCGCGGACCTGATCAACGAGGCTCAGAACTCACGTTATGTGATCGATATCTGGCGCGCCAAGTCTGCCCCGGCCGATGAACTGGCCTTGATCGGCGATGACTATGGCGCTCAGACCCTGCCTTTCTCCTTGCTGCTGGACACCGCCAAGGAAGCCGCTGGTGATTCGGGCTACTTCAAGGTCAATAAACAGGCGCTTAGCTGATGGATTTTTCGGTAACCATTGAGCGGCACAATCTCACCATCACGGTCAAGGAACTGACCGTTGGTGATGTGCGGGACTGGCTCCGGTCGCTGTCTGATCTGCAAGGGTTCGACGCCGTTGATGCTGCATTGTTTCAGGACGAGGGCTGCAGCATCGACGACCTGTTACGGATGACAGACATTGAAAAGTCTGAGCTGGACCAGCTTGCCCCGGCAGATGTGGTGAAAATCATCGATAAGTGCAAAAAGGTGAATCCCCATTTTTTCAGGTTCCGGGCGGCGATGGTGGAAATCGGAGGTCCGGCGGACCAAACGGCCACGTCGTCCGAGCCCAGCTCAGGACCGCCTGCAAGACCCTAGATCAAAACATCCTCACCCTGGCCCGAATGGGCCACAGTGCCGTGCTGACTTACCCCTGGTCGCTCTATGAGCAGGCGGTAAGGGAGGCAAGCAAGAAGTAACCCGTGGAGCCTGAAATGGTCACTCAGAATGTCACCTACCGCCTGCGTGGCGATGCGTCAGACTTCAACCGCGTGGTGAATCGGGCCGAATCCACGCTCTCTGGCTCATTCAAGCGCATGCGCCAGTCATCCACCCGTGGCGGTAAGGCAGTGGCGGGCGATTACAACCGGATCTCCAACGCTGCGGGGAAAGCTGAGCTGAGGGTAAAGGGCCTGGTCACAGCCATCGGGGGCTTTGCTCTTGGGGGTGGGGGATTAACGGTGCTGGCGAACAATGCAGTCAAGCTGGCTGACGAAATCGCCAAGACATCCAGCAGACTTGGCGTGGCAACTGATGAGCTGCAGCGTTACAGGTTCGCGGCAGAGCTGTCCGGTGTCCAGACGGCCACCCTTGAGATGGGTCTGCAGAGGTTCGGGCGCCGGCTTGGTGAAGCTGCACAGGGGACTGGTGAGGCCCGTCCGGCGCTTGAGGCATTGAATGTAGCCGTTCGTGGTGTGGACGGCAGCCTGCGGCCGGTCAATGAAGTGTTTGATGAGGCCATTCAGAAGCTGTCGCAGGTAGAAGACGTGACCCTGCGTAATGCGCTGGCCATGAAGCTGTTTGATTCCGAAGGTGTTGCCCTCGTCCAGATCGGTGACAACCTGGAGCGCCTGAAGCGCCAGGCCGATGAACTGGGCCTGATCATTCCCGAGGAGATGTTGCGTAACGCGGAGGAGCTGAACGACCAGCTCACCATCGTTCAAAAGACCCTTTCAATCAAGCTGACGGCAGCGCTGCTCAAGTTTGCTCCCCAGTTGAGCAGCCTGGCCGATGGATTCCTGGCAATAGCCGATAATTCTGAGGCCATTGTTTCGGCTCTGGGCACCTTTGCCAAACTGTTAGTGGCGATCAAGCTCGGTGCCTTTATCCAGACCATGTATGGCGTTGCAGCTGCATCACTGGCAGCGGCCCGTGGGGTCAATGCGCTGAGAATCTCAATTCAGGGTCTGAAGGCTGCCACCTTTGTTGGTCTCGGGCTAATCGCTCTGGAAATTGCCATTCAAAAGTTTCTCGGTTCTCTGGATGACAGCAGCAAAAAGATCGAGGAAAGCCTGCAAAGCAGCGAAGAGGCCATTAAGAATTTCACGCAGGAAGCCACTCAGGCGTACGACGATGTCTCGTCGGAGCTGGTTCAGCAACGTACTGCGTACAACAAAAACATCGACAAACTGGTGAAGCAGGAAGTCGACAGCCTTGAGGATGCGCTAAAGGCGCAGCAGAAAGTCGTTTCCGAGCAGAAAAGCCTACTGCAGGAAGCTACGAGGGATGCACAGGATGCGGCTGATGAATTCAAGGAAGCGTTCGAACAGATCCGGGCCGGTACCCAGACCGATGATGATCTGGACCTGATCGACTTTGGCGCTCAGATCACCGAAGCACGGCGTCTGCTGGCCCAGGGCGACAACGAAGGCGCGGTGGAAGCGGCGTTGGCCGCGAAGGACATCGTGCTGGCCCTGCAGGAGACCGGCAAGTATACCGAGGCCCAGTTGACCGGCACGCTGAACAAGGCGAAACAGGTGCAAGAGGCGGCCTCCGGCGCCCTGGTAAGCGAGCAGGAAGCCGCCGTCAGCCAGGCTGAAAATGCCCTCCAGAAGATCCAGAGCCAGATCAACCTTATCAAGTCTATTTCCTTCAGCTTCGATGAGACCAAATCGCTGGCCGACGCCCAGAAGGTGATCAACCAGATCAAAACGCTTATTGAGACCCAGCCGATCGTCGTCCCAGTAGAGCTTCGGCCCACCAATGGTATCGACGCGGGGTCTGTGTCAGCTCCGGGCTATGCATCCGGCGGGGCTATCCGAGGGCCTGGTACCGGCACGTCAGACAGTGTGCTGATGTGGGGATCGAATGGAGAATACGTGATCCGGGCAGCAGCAGTTAAAAAGTACGGCCTCGACTTCCTGAACCAGTTGAACGCAGGCCGCCTGCCTGGTTTCGCCGCAGGCGGCCTTGTGCAGTCCGCTGGAGGTTCATCCGGTACGCCCGTCAACCTCAATCTCGGCGGGAGAAGCTATCCCATGACAGCGAGCCCCCAGGTTGCTGCGCAGCTGCGTCGTGAGACTCACATGGAACAGCTCAAGAAGGGGCGCCGGCAATGAGCTATTTCAGCATAGGCGGCCTTACGGTTCCGCTGGATTCTGTTCTGACATTTTCCCAGAACTACCAGCCGATCGAGCGCAGCACACTTCACCGGCTTGGGACCGCTGGGGTCGCCATTAAACAGACCCTGTACGGCGGAAAGCTCCGGACAACGATCAGCGCGACAGGCTGGACGGCGCCGGGGCTGAGCGGTCTGGATCGGTCGGTATCGCATACCATGCTTTGTGCGGCAGCTCTGAGCAACTCCGGCGGGTCCGCAAACATCAAGATCGGTAGTGAGGCTCGGCGTCGGACTGATTCGGGGTTCGAGCCTGTTGCTTTTGCGCTGTTTCCTGACGACCAGGTAAAGACTCCGGTTGCGGTCGACATCGACGGTAACTGCGTGGTGACAGAGGTGCCGGGCGCGCTGCAGTACAAGGTCGACTGGTACCCGAAAATAACCGTCCTGATTGTGGATTTTAACGAAGACACCCAGACCGACAGCGCCACGTTCTCGTGGGAGCTGGTGGCGGAAGAAGTTTGATAGGCAACGAGGCGAAGAATGAAGCTGACAACTGCAGATAGAAACGCCATTGGCCAGATCATCCTTGACAGGATGGCAGCCGGGAGCACGCAAAGCCCTACTATTGAGCTCTACACCGGCTCGGTTCCCAGTGCAATGGGCCTGGCGATCAGCGATACGTTGCTGGCCACGCTGACTCTGACCAATGCGGTGGGGTCGGTTACGGATGGTGTTTTGACATTGGATGAGATCACTGAGGACCCGGCTGCAGACAATAGTGGAGACATCGGCTGGGCTCGGGCGGTGGACAGAGATGGAGCCGAGTCGGTCTATTTCAGCGTTGCTGAAAACGGCACCGGAGATATCAATTTCAGTTCCGTGACTCTGACAGCCGGCGAACCGGTAGGTATCTCAAGCTTCAAGATCACTGTCGGGGGCGCCTGATGGCCATCAGGACTTGGAACGGTCAGATAACGCCGCCAGACGGGGTTTCCGCTGACTCGATAACGCTTTCTGTCACCTACGTGGATAGTTACTTCACAGGGGGAATGAGCAATCCGGAATTCTTTCCTGGAACGAATTTGATCAAGGGAAATGCGCAGCCGGACGGGAGCTTTTCCCTGTCGTTTGATGATGCAGATATTCCCCAGTATGTCCCGTTAGATGGCACAGGCGAGCCATTCATGATGCTGGTAATTATGGAGGGCCCCATCAATGCATGGCTGTTTGGCCCTTATGACCGCGACGGGAACCCAAGTTAGCCATGAGCGCCCCAGTCCTCAATAATATTGACCTCTCAGGTGAGCTTACCGATGGTGCCCCAGCGATATCGGCCATTGACCTTACTGGCGCGCCGGGCATAACTGGTAATGGTAATGCCTACCTGGAGCTGACCGCGAGCGGTAGCGGTTACAATTTCTCACAGAACATCGGTTACACAGCGTTGCCCCTGTCGGCTGAAGCGACGGGCTACCTTGTCGACAATTACGGTTTCGCTTCGTTGGGGTTTGCAGTCGAAGCTTCAGGCTATCTCGGGGATGGTCTGGTCAGCCTGCCGATCGAAATGGAAATTGAGCCGGCGACCGTAACCGACACTTTCGACATTGGCTTGCAGGTCTCTGTCGTGGAGCCTCAGCCGTTTTCGCTTTCGCTTTCTGTGTCTGTTTACGACGCTTCAGGCTTTCCCGGTCACAACGGAACCGCGTCAGGCGGGACATTCTCCGTTCGAGTTGAGATCGGTGGGCAGGATTATACTTCACGCCTCATTGGGGCCATTGAGATCGATGCAGAAGAAGATTCTGCAAGGGTTGCCAATCTCTCTGTAGTCCTCCCCTCAGGAGCCTTTGAGCCAGACGAATGGATCAACCTGCCTGTTGTGATCGATTACCTGCAGGAAGATGTCTCCATTCGCCTGTTCACCGGTATTGTCGATTTGCCGGAACTGTCTCTGGACGACAACAGCGTTGTGCTGAGCTGCACCGACAACCGGCAAGGGCGTTTTGAGGAGAAGTCGCGGAAAGCAGTTGAGTGGATATTCTCGGGCACTGGTGCCATGTGGAGCCCCGCACTGTTCGGCGACTATGAAAGCTCCGATCAGTTTGCTGAAGATCTTCTCAGCACCATACCTGCATCGGCAGACCTGGACCGCAACGGCCAACTGGTATTCGCCAGCTGGTACAGCGAGGATCACGATTTTCTCTTCCAGGATCAGGAAGTTTTCCCGGAGTCCGTCTCAGTTGAATGGGGTAGCCGCAGGGACATCATTACTCGGGTCAACATTGAAGCTGAATACACGTACCAATATTTTCGGGAGCGTCGTCACCGCTATTCCTGGACCTACCCGCGGAGCTTTGAAGACTATCTGGAGGTTAACACCAGCCTTCCGAATACCGCCATGATCGAGCGTGCCGGCAGCGCCGACGGTTGGACCATACTTGGCAAACCCATGTACCAGCGCCTGCCTGAATCGGGTGAGTATGATCTGCCGAGCGGTGGGACTACCAACTGGGTGATATCCGACGAGATCCGACAGTCAGTTGCTATCGGCGCTGACTTCGTGATTGGTAAGCGGTGGATTCAGGATGTGCGAGAGGCTTACCAGATTACCGTGGAAAGTTCGCCGAACATCACTCGCTTCGGGCTTCTTTCCGAGGATTTGCGGGTAACGCTTGACACATCCCAGGATGACTATGGTTTTGAAGACTTCGAAATAGAGCCGGAAGGGGCACCTGTGACGATCGGCTCCGACACCGCCTGGCCCACCTTTGAGGGAGAATCCGTTGAGGTGGCGATTGAGGCGGCGGTTGCCAGGGCGAATGTGATCATCCAGGAAAGTATGCGACAGAACACTGTCGGCTTTACGACACTGATTCAGCCAGAGTTAGAGCGGTACCACTTCATCAGGTTAGAGTCCGCCAGGGTGACGGCACAAGGCAAGGTAGCCCGTGTTCGGCACGCAATTGACCTTTCGGCCGGCTCGGCAATCACCGAGGTCGAGCTGGCTGTTTTTCGGGGTGAGGCGGCCGCCGGTGAGTTTTTCGAATATCAGGGCCTGCAATACAGCGAGGAGCCGGCTGGTACATTCACGTCACTTCAAACCGCGCTCCAGGACTTTACCGGTTCTGTGGAAGCGCCGGGTGAGGCCTTTGAGGGCTATGTCGGTAACTACCTCAGTCTGATCAACAACGTGCCGAACCCATTCGACGAGCGGTTTGCCATCCTGACCCCGGAGATTTCGCAGCAGTCACGAGATGCTGTCGAGTATTCGGAGGACGTGCGGCTTGAAGCTACAACCCATAACCAGATCATGACGGTCAATCTGTAGGTGTAACCATGACTTTGACCCTGAAAGCCTATAACGACGCGGCCCTTTCATCCCGGGCAACGAAATTGTCTGCCTTGCAGCGAAGCGATGGTCAGTCGGGCCCTGTGGATTTCGTCATTTACATGGGATCCACCGTTTCCGGCAAGCGTTTCCGGGCAGCATCGGACCCGGGCACTGATGACATCATCCTGAGTATTGCTGATGCCGATACGGAAAGCGGGCAGAGCGCCGCAGCTGTAAAACTCGCCAGTTCAGCTTCAGGACTGGATTCCGCTGTCGCAGGTGACCCACTATCAATTGGGCCGGAGATACTGTCCGGGGCCGTAAACGCCGTGGAAATCCACGTGCGCATCGAGGCCGACAACCTGGTCACGGGAACCTATGAGGACCTGTCTCTGACAACGAATGCCCTGGTTGAATCCTATGCGTAACCAATACAAAAGAGATATAAATCGCCTGGTCAAGCATCCGAGGAGGCTGCCATCGTCTCGTGCCCTAAGAAACCCTGGCGGGCTAAATGCCGTTTACTCAGAGGCGCTGGGTTTAACGAGGTCTCCGGGCAACGATCCAATTACCGTTGTTTGGCAAACAATACAGCGAGAAGGTATTGGTAATTCGTACGAGCTGCGTCGGACGGCGGCCATAAGTGTTGGAGCGTCGGACATAACGGTAGAAGAATTATGGAACGGGGCCGTGGCGCTGTTCAACGGGGTCGTCTGGTTCAGGCTGGACAACGATATTTTTGAGGGCAGCACCTATATCACCAGCTTGCCAACAGACTGGGTGGCCAATGATTTGAGGGTCGTGAATAACGCCGTATCCGGAAACAAGGAAATCTGGGTTTCCGGAATTGATGCGAGTGATAACGCAGTCATTCGAGTCTTTAACGATGCCGGTGGGCTGGTTGGGGACCGTTCTTTAGCGAGCTCAGCGGCAACTGGAGGCGGTTACATTTTCATGTCCGCGTCGCCAAATTACTATGCCTTCGGTACGAACAACGAAATCGGTATCAGAAGAGTCTCGGATAACACGACGGTTCTGACGGGCAGCTGGTGCGACACTTATCCTCACGAGCAAACCGGTCTTATCGATATCACCGATGAACTGGTCGTTTGGGGTTGCAGCACAGGGGTGGTCTGTCGAACGCTTCCAGGCGGGCTGGATATTTCTCCAACAGTGGACAGTTCTTATTTGGCTTTCGATACCGTTATCACCGACTTTACCCGGATGCTCACCGGTGTTCAGCTATCGAACGAGAGCCTGACGGTGTTCGGTGCCAATCGCTATATCCACTATAAGATCGACAGGAACGAAAGTGGGGCCCCGGTTGGATTCACCGAGATCAGCAGACAGCAATTCTCCGACTTTGAGAATTACAATGCCCACCTATCGACAGACAGAAGCCTTCTCAATGCAATAACGCCGGTATAACCCGGTTCAGTCGAAGTAGTAGCTGCCATTCCAGCTGGTAACGCAGCCATCTTCAAAGTACACATACCGACTCGCTGATTCGCCGTGGTATGCCCACTGCGTGAGCCCTCCGGTGCTGATGCTGGAGGGTGACCCCCAGGACTTCCTGACATCCGCTGGCTTCATCCCCTTTACGATCTCATTGCGAATGATGTGCCTGTTCAGATCTGTACTGCTTATGAATGGGCAAGCTTTCTCGCTCTTCTGCTCCCGTCTGCTGCTGCTTCTGTACGGTGATTTCTGAGGAATCCCGCTCTCTCCCTTGAGGTCACCGCCAATCGTCACTGGGTTAACCTCGACCTTCTGGGAGCCCTGTCCGCATGGCGTGTCGGAAAAGATGGTTTGGCCGCCGACTTCGCAACGATAGATTTCGGCGTTTGCGGCGAATGTTGCAGTCAGGGCAAGAATGGCGGAAATCCTTCTGATGATCATCGTGCACTCCTTTTGGCGTTTAGTCTGGGATATTGCCACGGACCTGTAGCCTTTCACAGCTCACCGGATGGTTAGGTACCTGTCTGCAATAAACCATCCAAAATCTATCACTTTTCTGCGCACACTACTCATTTGCTTGTGTTCCTATTGTCTGCGGGGCGACTGCCCAATTTCTAGCGCCCCGTATTCCCCTAACAACAAGGCAAAGGAGTAGTAGCTATGGAACTTCAGTTTGTAAACAACCTGATCAACCTGCTGATCTTCTACATGGAAAATGCCGTCGTAGTGGACCCTTCGGTAGTTCTCTCGGTGTTGCATAATGTTGCCAAACTGTTGGCTGTATAG